AAGGATAAAGCCAGTGGCTAAGTCAAAGTTAACAGTTAAACAGGATGCTTTCGTAAAGGAGTATTTACTAAATGGTGGGAATGCTACACAGGCAGCTATCAAGGCGGGCTACAGTAAAAAGACAGCTCAAGCCATAGGTACTGAAAACCTTTGTAAACCTTTGATCAAGGAGGCCATACAATCACATCAAAAACAATCGACTGAATTCTTTGCATGGACTAAGGCTAAGAAGCTCGAAGTATTAGAAAGCATAATGAATTGCGCTATAACTAATGACTCAGAAAAAGGCATGATTAATATGCCATCAGCTATCGCAGCAATGAAAGAGCACAATCTAATGCAAGGCGATAACGCTCCAATCGAAACTAACACCAACCTTAAAGTATCTAGCGCATTAGCTGACAGATTAACTGGTGGCTCTAAGCGATGACCAATCATGAACAGGCAAAGCTTTATCTAAAGAAGCTAAACTCATTAGGCTATGAAGAATTAGCTGATGCTATGACTTATAAGTGGTTTAGGCTTAACGTGCTGTATAACATCAAGGATAAGGCTGGTCATAAAGTATTATTCACACCTAACATTGAGCAAGAGACATTCTATCTCGGTCAACATGGTAGGGATATTATATTAAAGGCACGTCAGTTAGGCTTTACAACATTCAAGATGATTAGTGACCTTGACGATTGCCTGTTTATTGAAAACTTCTCTGCAGGTTGTATTTGTCACAACATGACAGCAGCTAAAGATATTTACCGCAATAAGATACGCTTTGCATACCGAAACATAACTGATGATCAAAAGTCTTTACTTGAAGAGATAGGATACAAACTACCGATACCAATCAACGATAAAGATAACGGCTATGTATTTGATAATGGTTCATCAATAGCGGTTTCAACCTCATATCGTGGTGGTACTCTGCAATCACTTCACATAAGTGAATTTGGTAATATCTGTAAAAAGTACCCTGAGAAAGCAAAGGAAATAGTTACCGGTGCATTTGAAGCTGTCCCACTTGGCGGTGTAATTACCATTGAGTCAACGGCAGAGGGTAAAGAGGGTTATTTCTATGACTATTCAATTGCCGCCGAAACAAAACAAAAGCGTAATGATAAATTAACCCTACTCGATTTTAAATTCCACTTCTTTTCCTGGTACCTCAATAAAGGGTACCAACTAGAAAGTGAAAAGGAATTGCCTGACCACATACAAACATACTTCACAAAGCTCGAGCACGAAACTGGTGTCACATTCACCACTGAGCAAATGAATTGGTACTATGCAAAAGAGTGTGATCTTGGCGATGAAATGAAGCGCGAGTATCCATCAACACCTAAAGAAGCATTCGAGCAAGCAACCAAGGGCGCTTATTATGCCAAAGCATTTACTAAGATATACAAGGACGGGCGAATCTGTGACGGGTTTGGTAATGACGCACCTGTAAACACTGCTTGGGATATCGGAGTGGGCGACAGTACAGCTATTTGGTTCTATCAAAAGGTCGGCATGGAAATACACCTAATTGATTACTATGAAAACTCAGGTGAAGGCTTAGAGCATTACGCTAAAGTGTTACGTGATAAAGATTATAATTACGGTGAGCATTACGGACCACATGATATTGATAACCGCGACTTTAGTAACAAAGGCTTAACACGTAAACAAATAGCAATGAATGGCTTCGACCTAGATAACAATGGCAAGATATACCGCCTTAGATTTAACGTGGTGCCAAAGCTTTCTGTTGATGACGGGATTAACCACAGTCGCAAGATGCTAGAGCGCTGCGTGTTTGATAAAGATAAGACCGAGCGAGGCGTTAAATGCTTAGAGTCGTATCGTAAAGAGTGGAATGATAAACTGGGTTGCTTTAGGGATAGACCATTGCATGATTGGGCTAGTGATGGAGCTGACGCATTCAGATACTTAGCAGTTACCGAAGAGGGTAGCAAAAAACCACTATCACGCGGCATGGCATTTACTTAAATTAAATCACCTTAATGTGTTGACACTGTTTAGTGTTGTTGCTATTATTACTTCAACAGCAACGAAACGAGATAACAGTATGACTAATTCAGAGATTAAAGCGTATGACGAATTCAAAGCTATAAAAGTAGAGATGGATATCGCAGAAGATTATATTTCAAAGCAGTTTGAATTGCTTTCAACATATTCTGAATTTGTTGGAACTAGTGAAGCTTGGACTAATAAGGAAGTTACTGAGACTCATGACTTTATAATACATCAAGTGTCTGTAATTGATGACTGTCAATCACGCATTGAAAGCTTAGGTGATTAAATGAAGCTATCTAATTACATAAAAGAACGCCACAACGGCAACATAAACGCATTTGCACTCGCTAACAACTACCATGTAACACAGGTTAAGCGCTATCTAGCTCAAGGCGCTGTGATTGAAGGTAACGAGGTTAGTTTTAAGAAGGTTTTACAGGAGAAGAAATGATGATATTTAAATACTACACGGCAGACTTAATGGTGATAGGAAATAATAAGCTATTATCGCCATCAATAACCATCAAGACTTGGTTTTGGAGAAGCCCAGTTGACGCCATTGATATGATGAGGAACCAATTAAAAAGCTGGGACTTTGCCCATCATAGAATTTACAATTTACGCAGAATTAAATAACAATAAATTCCCATGCTATAATGGCTCTATAATCACATAGAGCCTTTTTTATGCCTACTTACCTAGAACAGACAAACCGCCATCAAGTTTACATTGCCCGTTTAGCTACTGGCATATTAAAGGATGAAACATACCCCGCAATTAATTCTACATACCTAGCAGTACGAAGGGTGTTAAATGAATTCGGCGAGCTTAACTCTATTCGTGACGTTGATAGACTAAATGCGTTGATCAATAAGGTTATCGCCAAAGAATTGACAGAGGGCTTTGTGACTACTACTGCAAGCATGTCGACCATTGCTGTGAATGAGTCCATTTATACCGCGGCATTACTATCATCATCTACTGTCGTGTTATCTGCGCCAAGTGAGGCAAAGGTTAATAAGTATACCCGTGAATCAATAATGTCATTGACTAGCGGCAACAAGAAACAATCTGCAGTATGGTCAAAGTTCGTCAAGGGATATGAGCAATCATTCTCGCGGCAATATAATGCCATCATCACATCGGCTTACAATGAGTCGTTAACGTCTGGCGTAATGCAAACTACCGGGCAACTAACTAAGCAGTTTCGTGATTTAAATAATAACGTATTAAGGCGTGATGCTGAAAACCTCGTAAGAACTGGTACGCAACATTACGCACAACGGGCCAATCAATTAATGGCAGATGATAACAGTGATATTATTGAGCGCGAAGTACCGATAGTAACCTTTGATAGTCGCACTAGTGATACCTGTATTTCAATTGATGCTAGATACTCGAAAGGCTGGCCACAAGGTAAATCACCTATTGGCTATCCTCCTTATCATTATTCATGCAGAACCACTATAGGGTTTTTATTGTATGGTCAAGAATCGTTTGAAGGCACGAAAGCGAGTAAGGGCGATAGCGGCGGCGCGCAGATTAAAGCGACTACTGGCTTCGGTAAATGGTTACGAACGCAACCCAAATCATTTGTACTCGAAACATTAGGCAAAAGAAAAGGGGAGCTATTCCTTGCTGGAAAACTCCCTCTTGCTAATCTCACTGATAAATACCTTAAGCCGTTACCGTTGAGTGTCCTTGATACCTAATGCGCTATCAGCCAACCTATCAATAGCGAACAATATCAACTCTAAATTAGCGTTAGCCTCTGCCGCCTCTTTATGGCAACCGCATTGGTTAACGTAAAACTCTTGCCACTCTGTTATTTGATCTTTAATATTCATCACTCACCCCTTTACTTGCTTTAAGTAGCTCCTCTTCAGTCTTACCTTTTAATAGATAGCGCATTAGATTGGCGAATTCTGATTCTTGCCATACCTCGATATCTTGGCTCGATGCGTTAACATAATCATAATCAACATCAACCGATAATGTTTTATCTTCGCAGCATGTGTATATGTGACAACACGGCAAGCTTAGTAATGTAGTTCTGGTGCTCATGATTTATCCCCTTTAATCTGCTCTTGCATAATATCGTATTGAGCTTTACCCATTAACACCACATCATTAGCCTTAGACTCAATAATCACAGGCTCGCTATTGTTAACGCAATCATTAATCACTGTACGGAGTGTTTGGCGGGCGTTAGAGTATTTAATTGTTTTCATGTTTATTTCCCTCAACTCTGCCAACGCAAACTTCTTGCATTTCATCTGCCGTACAATCTCTTTTTTCATCGCACATCGTGCATTGCATTTTTGTATATTGACGTGGAACAGTGCAAGTGGCTTTAAAAACATGATTACCATCATTCAAGCAATCTGCTTTTTCTGGGTAATAATCAAAACTAATGCACGTTTGAAAAGCAAAAGTTTTTTCACACTCATAGCATTCCATTTGATGCGTAACGCTTTCATCGTAGTTTGCGCCATCATCGTGATTAACTTCTTGGCTGTGTCCGCAGTACGGGCAATCTATATCACTCATTTAATTTACTCTCTCGTTATTAATTATCTTGTACAACAATAGCCAAATAACTTGTACAATACAACCTATATAATCAATTAATTATCACTGGTTAATCACACTAAATAATAGCCAGTTTAACCAACTAGTGAGACATGCTATAATCTAGTTAATTACACTAATTAATGGTCTATTATGACAGTCAATATCACCAGAGATGAAAACCTAGCACTAATGGAGTCTGAGTTATTAAAAATCAGAACTGTTATTA